AAGGGAACCAACCCACAATTTAGGTCGGCTTCCTTGTTCCGTGATATCGCAGAGTTGAAAGATCTTCCTAGGAGCGTCCTTCAATTAAGGGAAACTCTTAAGAACCTTTCGTCTCTGTATCAATCTCTTCCAGTGTCTCAGTCGGTGAAGCAAAGGATTTTTTCCATTGCTCCATCGATAAAAGACATACCAAAGGAGTATGTTTCATACCACTTTGGATGGAAGCAGATATACAGGAGCATCCTCGACGTGTTGCAGAAACCAGAGAAGATATCTCGTCAAATCGACTTCTTGATTCGACGCTCTGGCAAAGCAACAACCTACAGGAGTTCTAGGAAATTTCCTAGTGCTTCTGGAGAGGGATCCCCATTCGCGACCTATGACCCACTCCTCATGACGAATGAGGGCCCTTGGCCTTTCCAGGCTTTGGTTGTGGGTCGTGTTGAGAGGGAGATAGAGTTAAAGATGGTAATTAATACCACCTTTGACTTTCCAACTCTTAACAGGCCTAAATTTGTTCATGATAAATTCATGGACAAGTTGGGGCTCATACCACGTCCAACGGATCTTTATAACTTAGTTCCGTGGACATGGCTAGTTGACTGGTTTTCCGGTGCGGGTAACTACATCGAAATTATCGATGAAATTAACCGTGACCGGTCAATCATCAACTGGGGTTTCCTTACCGGCATCTCAACCGGTAGGGCGATTTCTGAGCATAGATCGAGAACATACAATAACCGGACGTATGTCGACTTTATCTGGGACCGAACTTCGGTTGATACTTATCAACCGTTTGCTCATACCAGTGTGGTCGACTTCACTTTCCAATTACGGAAAAGTCTGGCTACTGTCATGGACGTGAAAACAACAGCTGATGTGGGGTCATTAACCCCATATCAACAATCTATCCTTGGTTCTTTGCTTTCGCAAAGGATCAATTTTAGGAGGTAGGAATACCCCTGCCTTCACATTCATTGCACTAGGAGACGTTCCATGCTAGCAGACCCTGTCACTGTAACCGCTGCCTCGCCCACTCCCGAACTTAACCTTGCGGTTGTTCGGGCGGACGGCTACGGCTCAGAGCGTGTGGATACTGGTGGCGCAGGTTATACCTGCATCATTAACCACACGAAAGGGAAGAATGGCAATCGACACTACGTCCAACTGACGCAGACCGTCGACGCCACCGACCCGTACTCCGGTCTGGTACGGAAGCAAGTTGCTTCTGTATCAATGTCTATCTCACGGCCTCCGTTTGGTTTCACCGATGCAGCGATTATCGCATTGGCGAAGGCCCTCACGGATTTTCGTGATGATAGTCAGGTGACCACCGCTCGCTTGATTCAGTTTCAGTCCTAATACCACATTAGTGGTATTATTGTGAACTTTATCAAGGAATTCTTCTTCTTCGTTGTGACGGTCGTAGCTATAGTAGCGATACTTATAGCTCTTCACGACATGACGAGTGTACAGAGTGCTGATTTTAGCGCTCTGGGTAACTTCTTTAAGTTACTCGAAGAATTCGTTCGAGCAGTGTCGGTACTCATTCAATAGTACCGCTGAGAGCATGGGACTTGGAATCACCACCTCAAGGAGGAAATGATGAAAAGTCCAATAGTTCTCCTTCGGAGTCTCTGGCAAGATATCCAGAGACTTGAACCTGGTGTGAAAGGGCTCGAGAGAGATTTCGTTACTCTCGAGAATAGGTTCGCACACGAGGGTTATGGATTCCTATCCATAACCTTACCTAAGCTATGTGACGCCATCATTGATGGAATCACGACGCATAGGTTCAGCTGTCCCGCTGGCTTTAAAACCGGCGGTCAAGCAATCCCGAAATTTTTGTCGGGTATGCTTTCTGAAGTGTTCGAACCGTCATCTGGCCAACTTAGAGAGGATCCCAATATCGGGATCATAAAGCTCCTACGTGAGGTGCTTTACCTCTTTAAGAAAACTCAGTTGAGCGATCAAGTGAATTTGAAGCTTCACGAGAAAGCCGTTGCTGAGTTCTTTGATAACGACGATCTGATCAAGGATCTAGAGATAGATCCGAGAAAAGAAGATCTTATCAAACGTGTCGCTAGTCTTCTGCTTCCTAATCTCGAAACTAGAGATTTTGAAACTATCGGCTATAAACACGGGCCAGGTGCCGTATACGAAGGTCTAAAGGGAAACCAGAAATGGCGTTTCCTTTATGAGGCCCTTACTTCTAAGGGCTTTGACGCAGACTTTTATGGCTACGCGAATTTCGTCTATATGTCAAAGGGTCTTCAAGCCCTTGAGCATGACGAAATGAGCAGAGTCGAAAAGTCCGGTTCCAACGTATCCGGTCCTTCTAACAACACTGCTAGGCTAGTAACCGTCCCGAAAAACAGTACTTCGGTTCGGACGATAACTGTTGAACCGGTCCTCAAGCAATTCTTGCAACAAGGACTTAATATCGTACTTAGAGAAGAAATTCTCAAGTGTGCGATATTACAACAGTGCCTAGCTTTATCCGACCAAGAGCAAAACCAAAAGTTAGCCTTGGAAGGTTCCCTTACTCGCTACTGGTCAACTATTGATTTGAAATCTGCCTCAGATCTCCTGAGCCTAAAGCTCGTGGATCTCTGTTTCAGAAATCACCCTGGTTTCTACCAGAGGATGATCAATAGTCGATCTGGCTTCGTCGCTGAGGGTAATGTCCCTCGTGAACTTAGCAAGTTCGCAGGTATGGGTAACGCTTTAACATTCCCGGTGCAGTCAACAGTCTTTGCTATCGTTGCAATGGCTGCCATCTGCGACGCGTTGGGTAAAAAGCCAACGCACCAAGTGTTACAGCGTGTTGTTAGGCATATTCGCGTCTACGGTGATGATATCATCATCGGAGGGCAATATGCTCATCAGGTAGTGTCTTGGCTTGAGTCGGTTGGTCTCAAAGTCAACCGACGCAAGAGCTTTCTTGAAGGCAACTTCAGAGAAAGTTGCGGAGTCGATGCTTACAAAGGAGTAGAGATTACTCCCTTGTATCTACGGCACCGGCCAGACAATGCTTCTGTCGAGCCAAAGGCTATTGCTCATCTAGTATCGTTCTCAAACCAAGCATGGTTAAGAGGACTTTATTCTATGAGCACCTGTGTTAAGAATGAAGTGGAACAACGCCTTAGGAAGCGTTTACCACTTGTATCTCAACATTCGGAGGCCCTTGGGTGGGAGAGCCGTCAAGAGACGTATACTCCAGCACGCTGGAATAGACGTCTAATGCGATTTGAAATCAAATCGTATGTTCTTGTCCCTCTGAAAAGGAAGGACAAGCTTGATGACTACCCTGCACTCTTGAAATGGTTCCACTCATGCTCAGAGAATGAGCCTGGACGTTTGGATTACCTATATCCACTCGCCAAAAATGAGCGCCATCTTCTAGAGTCCGAAATGCGGTATAGAATCCGCCTTCGGCAGAAGTGGGTGCCCGTCTAACAAGACGGTGTCAAATCTTAAGAACATTCTGTTTCTTAAGTCAGAGATGGCACATGGAAC